AACATAGTACCGTTCCCAAGGGAAACATAAGCAATATCACACAAAGCATCCAAAACTTCCACGATGTCTCCGTTTTCGCAAGCCTGTCTATATTCTTCGAGTTCTTCAAGTACAAAGTCGTATACGAATTCCCACTCTTTCTTTTCTGGTATTTTTGGTTCATAATTGTTTGGTTTTCCAAAAGTTTTATTAAAAATTTCTACTTCATCTACAAATGGGACCCGTCCATTTGCTTCTGGATCAAATATTTGGAAATCTAATTTTAATTGTTTACCCATTTTTATTTTTTTTATTTATTTTATTTTGAAATTTCATAAATGATTTTTCTTTATCATTAGTTAATCCTCCTATAGTATGTAATTTACTATCTTCTTCTGACCATACCACAGAATTATCTTCTCTTTCTGCAAATTCTAAAAATTCTTTGCTTTGGAAATAATCTTCTACTTTTTCGTTAAACTTATCTGCTTTATTTTTTTGTTCTTTAACTCCATCAGTTAAATAATCTTGAATAGGTTTTGAATCCTTATCTTCCCAAGGGTATATCAACCATTCATCTCCTTCATGTATATTAGCCCACATATTAGGTTGAAAACATGATGTATGGGGTTTATAATGCAATACTGCTGTCCAAACACCTGGGGCTTTTTCTAATGTAACTCCTGAATCACATATATCGTCAACTACTAAAGTATTAGGTAAAATAACATCAGTATAAGGTAAACCTAATTTATGTGATATTAAAACTGCTGGGATTAATCCTCCTCTAGCAATACCATGAACTGAATCTATATTGGGTTGGTCATGTCGAATTTTATTACATAAATTATCAACAGCATCATTTACATCATCCCAACTAAGGTATATTTTATTGTCTACTTTTAATGTCATAGTTTATGAGGTGTGAATTAAACTTGACCAAGTTTCATGAGAAACATCACTACAAAAATTACTATCAGGGTGTAATATAACTGATATAGCATCATGTGAGTGTAATGATTCTTGGTGTGAACATATTATTCTAAAATCTTTTATTCTTTTATCTGCAATTAACTGCTCATATAATAATCTAGCAGCATCTTCTACAAATTTAAGATAAGAACCATTTAATTCAGCAAATGCCATTTCATCTTCTCTTTTAACCACTACTTGAGTTTCAGTATTAAGAGCTTTATTACACATTTCTTGTAATTCCTCTATCCAAACCATATCATCAAATTCAATAGATATTCTAGCTACTGATCTTTGTGAATGTGATACTGTTGCTTTATTTCTATATTTTCTGGCATATTCGGCTAATTCATAAGAACAAGGACATGCTGAAGAATATACAAAATCAAAATGCATATATTTTTTTAACTCACCTTCTTTATTTAAATCACCTTCTAGAGTAACATTATAATATTGGTAACCTTCATTATCTGATCTAAGTGATTTTTTAATTATAGGATAAGAAAACTTAAGTGAAATTTTAGAATCAAATGTTTTTAATTTATCTTGATATGCCTTTAATATCTCTGGTAGTTTATCAATGCTAAAAGTATCATTTTTATATTCATAAAATGATCTCATAATACGAGACATATTAATCCCTTTTTTATGGGCTTCAAGAGATACAGTACCTGTTACTTTAGTTTCTAATTCAATGTCACCATTATCTCGTGTTTGATATCTTAATGGTAGTCTAAAATTATGTATTCCAACTTGTTGAATAGCAACAGGTGAACCTTGAATTAAAGATGAAGGACCATTTTGCAAATCAGGGAAGGTTTCAATATCTTTTTTAGTTGGTTTAAATTTAGAATCAAAATCTCTATTTGGTTCATTATATTTAACCGAATGCTCGTTTGCTTCTGGTTCTTGGTAAGAATCTACGTCTCCCACCCATTCATACTTTTTTACAAATTTTTTACTCATTTTTTATATAATTTTTTAATTTATCTACTAATACTAATACTTCATCTGGTTCCATTGTTATGGCACAACAGACATTGATATTTTCTGCTATTTCCTCTAATATACGAAGGGCTTCTTGCTTTTCCACTATACTTCGCGTTGATCTTCGAAAGCAATAATGTGTGGTCTCCAAGTCATTCTATACCCATTATCTCTCACCCAATCAAATACTAATGGATACGATTTAAATAATCCTTCTCTTGAATCTCCAGCAGGCATAAACCATACTTTTTCAGGTTTAACTTCTAATTGAGCTATACAATCCACTATTTCAGCTAGGGCATCTTGATCTTTACCATCCCATACTGGTTTAATATGGTAATCTGAATGGTATGCTATTGATTGTTTAATTGCTTCATAATTAAGTCTTAACTTGTTATGACGTTTTACCATTCTTTCGTCAGTAACCCCTCCCTGAGGAGTAAGAACACCAACAACGGGAACGCTATTACTAAACTTAGGAGAAATTGAAAGTAAATTAATGGGATAATCGGTAGGAAGGAAATGAGATCCTTCAGTTTCGATAGTAATGAATATTTCGTTTTCATGTGCAAAATGTGTTAGTTCATTTACTAAAGCAGGATGCATAGTTGGAGAACCCCCAGTAAGCATCATCTCTTTTATATGAGGATTATCCTTATATGCTTGAATAATATCTTTAAAATTAAATTGTCCTTTTTCTGGGTGTATTGAAGTATACCAACTATCACACCATCCCCCTTCACCAAAATAACAGCGGTGGGTGCAACCTGTTGTACGAATAACTACTGTGGGGTATCCTGCTCTTGATCCTTCTGATTGTACTGCAGTATAAATTTCTACAATTGGAAGATTTTTATCGTAGTCTTCAATACGTTTCAATTGTTTATGTTCCATATAATTTTTTTAAGTGGTTTTTTATTCACTGTTATAACTCTATTCGCAGTAATAAGCTGCATTTTTTCCATGCTCCATGAATTTAACTTTAATAACTCTTACTCTGTTATCAGTTTCAGTTTTAACAAACTCATTTAGCTTACCATAAATATACTCAGCAAATTTCTCTGCGCCAGTAGCTGGTATTATTCTTACTTGTGCTACACCAGCTGCATCCATTTGTTGAAATGCTTTTACCTCAGGATCATCTTCTGCTATAATCATGGTATGATCAAACATATAATCCATCCATGCTTTTGGTTGTTTACCATCAATTAAGGTTTTAGCACGTTTCATTCCACCGAAATCCCAAACCCAATTTCTTTCATCCAACCCACCTTCAAAGTATACTTTAAATGAAATTCCATAACCATGTACAAATCTACAGTGTGTTTTTTCTGCTTTCCATTGACGAAACACTGTACTAAAACCGTCAAATACTTTACTTGATTGATATTTACCCATTATAAAAATTTAAAATTGATTCATCTGGTTGTACTCCAACCATTCTATTTAATTCAGTACCACTTTCATCTACTAATATTAAAGAAGGTACATTTCGAACACCATATTTCATAGACATATCTTGATTTGAGTCAACATCAATTTTTCTATAATTAATTTGACTTGCTAGTTTCTCCATTCTAGGAGCTAATGCTTTACATGGACCACACCACGAAGCTGTAAAATAAAGGATTGTTTTCATATTTAACTTTTAATTATTTATATTTTTACTTAAAATTAGGGGTGAATCATCTTTACTAGTTGATACTAAGTAACATGATTCTCTTTCTTCAATAATTAATGATTTATCACCATATAATTTTTTGTAATTTTCTCTTATGTAACTTTCTACTTTTTTACTCATAATTATTTATTTATACTAATTCTTCTCCTATCCCAACTATTTCACTCAATATAAGTAAAATAACTGCAATATCCAAGCTATACCATAAAGCTCCATACCCTAAAATACGATTCCCTGATTTAATAAAGCTAATTTGTTGGTGTTTTTTTGCGTCTGGTAGTTGTTGTTTTTTCATAACTTTTTGTTGTTTTTCTGTAATCTATTATAAATCCAATTGCTACTAGAAGGTTTAAACCTAAACTAGTAATTATTTCATGAAGATCTTTATAAATATTTATACTAAGATGGATATGTCCTACAACCCAAAAGGGAATTGCCATTTGTTGACTATACCAAATTAAGGCAAATTCTATAAATCTTTTCATGTAACTTTTTGTTGTCTCACTAGGTCTCGAACCTAGACTCTTCTGTACCAAAAACAGACGTGTTACCAATTACACCATGAGACATTTAACCTTTTAAATTGATCTATTTCTTCTCGCTTTATCCCAGGCAACTTTTTTAGATGACCCTAACATACTTAATCTACTAACTTTTGAATTAAATAAATCCCTTGTTTCGTTAGTGTGGGGGTTTCCGGTGTTTTTATTTTGATTTACCATTTTTAAATTGTTCTTTTTCGTATTCTGAAAGGACTTGTTCAACATATATTCTTGCTGTTTCATAATTAACAGGACCTGTTTCATCTTCATATTGTACAGGATCAGGTCTATCTAACTTAATAAATGCCTCTATACGTTCAACACTTGATGCTGATTTGTAATCACTATTACCACTTGGATAGGGTTTATATGATGTATTTGTTCTTTTATATACTTCATCAAATTCAATTCCTAGTTCAGTACACAATACTTCCCCATCTAAAAGAATATCAAATTTATCACCTAATAAGTACGGAGTAAAATATCCAACTCTATCTGCTTCCCAATTTCCTTCTCTAAATGCTTTATCATCAGCATCTCTAAATTCTTGTCTGCAATCAGGGTAAACAGCATGATCACCAGCATGTATTCCTAAAGCTATATCACAAGTTTCTTCTGTTTTATTTGCTACAGATAAAGCTACAGCTTGTACGATAGAAGCAAATATTTTATTTCTATTAGGTACAACAGTATCTTTCATATTATCATTTTCATAATGTCCTTCTGGGACATCTTCTCCACCTTCAACTAAAGCTGAATCCAATAGGTCTGATAACCCATCTAATTTAATTTGTTTGTAATTAATTTTACAACCACCATAACAATCACTCTCTTTACAATTTTCATTAAGATAATCTACTAACTGTTGAGCTCTTTCTAATTCTACTCTATGTTTTTGACCATAATCAAATGAAATACCTGTTACAGTATCATATTCTTTTAATGCTCTTAATAGTAATGTTGAGGAATCCATCCCTCCCGATAAGGATACTACACAATGTTTAGCCATGTTTTATTTATTTAATTTTTGCCAGGTATTTTGCGTATAGGCAAACGCTTGATTAAATTTACATTTTATATATGATCGAACATACGAAAAAATAGTTGAAAATCCAACTCCTCCTATGAGAAGTGTCCATAAATTTGGATGATAGTGCTCTCCACAAAGCCCTAATGCATGTCTTATAAATTCTGCCATATTAATCTTCTTCTACAAATTGTGGTTCACTATAATCGTCAATTGGTTTATCTCTTACTAGGTCCCAATCGGCATTATCTATAATCTCTTGTTGGAGATCTTCATCACCTGTTTTCCACTGTGCTAATTCTTCTTCTGTTAG